AGCCACTCTTGCATTTTGTGTGCATTGCCATCAACAAACTTGGCAATCGCTTCCCTAGCTGCGGTAGTGCTTTTATTGGGCACTCCTGGCTTTCTACCTGCTCTATTTAGGTTATCTTCAACAGATTTCGACAGTTTTTTGTCCATATAATCTCAAGTAATTGATTTATAAGGGGTTTATTCTACAGCAATTATCCTACAATGTCAGGGTCATGGTTTTTGTTCATTGCATCCATTAATGCTTGCTTACGCTTCATGCGTTGATTAGCTTTTCTGTTAAGAATGTTGCTGTCATCTAGCTCTAATGGGGGATTATGGTCTTGACGCTTCTTCTGTTGCTTCTCAAGCGTTGACTCTTTGTGCGGGCGCAACATAGCATTTTCAGGAGGGTAACTTCTTGTCATGTGTTTCATTACATATCCTTCATTTTGTCAGTAATGACTTGTTTTCTTGTTTTTGCTGATTGTTTAAAGTCTGCTGCTGTTGGCGCCCCTTTACTGCCAGCTTTACGCATACGCTCACCTGAGCCATGTTTAATGCGCTCTTGTTTTGCATGGATATTTGCATATAGGCCAGGTTTCATTAACAGTTCCAATTCTTTAGTGACGCTTTAGCTCTTTCAGCAGGGCCTTTAGCGTGAGCTACTACACCTGACATTCTTGCACAAAATGAGGCTTTTCTGCCTTTGTCTGCTTTTGATTTAGGATGTGGTGCTGGTGCTTTTAAGTTACTGCCATTCTTAGCGTTGTATTCAGCTCTACCTTTGGCTGTCATACCTGCGCCTTTGTCTGTAGGGTTATAAGTCTTGCCCTTACCTGTAGTTTTATGAGCAATAGGCTTATCATGCTTAGCCATTGCACTACGGATTTGGTCTTGCCGACTCATTTTGTTTCTAAGTATTTAGCGTAGGATTCTTCTAATTTAGCTTTACGCTTGCCTTTAGCATGAGTACGCTCTTCGGACAATGCAATAGCCATAGCTTGCTTTTTAGGCTTGCCAGCAGCGACTTCAGTTTTGTAGTTTTTGCCGACTGATTGAGCTGACCCTGATTTGTCCATTGGCATGATGAATCCTTACTTGAGATATTTGAGTTTGTAGATAGTAGAGTCAATTAACTGTTGTATTTCTGCAACAATATTGACTAATTCTTGTTTCTGTGGCAAATCTGCGTTGGCTTCAGCCACAAAATTCTTTAATGACTCTAAATACTTAAGTGGCTCTTTAGGCTGGTGATATACGCTAGGGAATTCTTTAATCTGCTCGTAACAGCCCATGTATGCTTCTACATAAGAATCCACCAGCTCAATTATTTCATCATAGTATTTGCCCAAAGCCTTATGCTGTGAGTAAGAATTTGTTGACCAATGAAAAAAATGAGTATTAGTGCTGCTATGCAAGAGAGTAGCGGCAAACATAGCGACATTTTGAGTTTCATTCATAAATTACTCCATTTTTAATGATTTTAATACTTCTATAGCTTCTTCGCTTGAATTTACTCTGTATAAAAGCCCACCTTTCCAGCTTGCAATAAATTTAATCTGGTCAGGTGTAAATTTTTTATCAGCACCATCTTTAATTTCCATTAAAATAGTGTGTCCTTCATAAGCGACTAAACAGTCAGGTATACCTTTGCCTACCATGTGAAGTAAATGCACATCAGCGCCATAATCCCGTAGTGCCTTTACAACATCATTCTGGTTTTTATCTACTTTTTTCGCAAATGTCATATTTTTCAGTTAGTATTCAGTAACTTATTGATTATATAGGAATATTCATGCCTGGCTACCACTTAACAGATGAAGAATGGATAGAGTCTTGGAATAAGGTTGGCAGTCCTGCAGAGTTTGCAAAAATACATGGTATAGCAGTCAGAAATGTAATGTCTAGACGCAGGTCAATAGAAAATCGTTTAAAAATTGAGCTGCCTACTTTTGCAAGTCAAAACCCAGCTTACGCTAAAAAAATTGAGCAAACACCAGGTCATGTACGCAGAGGCATGGACATAGAAAAAGGGCGAGTTATCGTATTTAGTGACGCTCACTTTTGGCCTGACGAAACGACTACAGCGTTTAAAGCACTCATAGAGATGATTAAAGAATATAAGCCTACTGCCATAGTCTGTAATGGTGACGCATTGGATGGCGCCAATTTAAGTCGTTTTCCTAGACAGGATTGGAATAAAGTACCTACTGTCAAAGAAGAATTAGACGCTTGCCAATATTATTTAGGCGAAATTGAGTCAGTAGCAAGAGGCGCTAAGTTGTTTTGGCCTATGGGCAACCACGACCAAAGACTGGAAATGTCAATTATTGCTAATTTGCCTACTTTTGAAGGTGTGTTTGGTACTTCATTGCGTGATTATTTTCCTATGTGGTCACCTTGCTGGTCATTTTGGGTAAATGAGGACACTTGCATTAAACATCGTTGGAAAGGTGGCTGGACTGGTGGCAGAAACAATGCTGTTAACTCAGGGGTCAATATGATTACTGGCCATACTCATGTTTTGAGCGCCATTCCATTTAATGATTACAATGGGACTAGATGGGGTGTGCAAACAGGCACGCTTGCTGACCCTAACGGGCAACAGTTTTCATATACTGAGGACACGCCTAAAGATTGGAATAGTGGCTTTGTAATGCTGTCGTTTGAGCGCAGCAAACTATTGCAGCCTGAAATGGTGCGTGTATGGGGTGAAGATGAAGTTGAGTTTCGTGGCAAAATACATAAAGTATGAAATTAAATTCAGAGGTTGTTAAAAACCTTTACGCTTCTCTTTATTGCTGCTATCCATTTACTAAATGGAAAATGCCTCTGCCTGAAGAAATTGATTTTGTTGTGACTGCTGACCCAGAAACTATGGGTACCTACTTATACGACACAGGTGAAGATTACGAGCATACCATCACAATCTCGTCTGCCCGCTGCGGGCATTACTACACAGTCATTACTACATTAGCCCATGAAATGGTGCATCTCAGTTTTCATCGTCAAAAAGGCGACAAATGGATGCAACATGGCAAACCATTTAGAGTTCGTTGCAAACTTGTAGCTACTGAATTAGGCTTTGACCCCTTAGAATTGTAGCCAATACTTTACAAAAACCAAGGATTGTAAAGTTTAAGAGTCAAAATTGTAAACTTATCCATACAGCTATTGCGGGCAGCAACAAAATTAACACGCCAAAAGCAAGCAATATGTCATTCACTCATATCCTTTTCCAAGTTTCTGATTGACGCACTCCAAGAGCCTCTCCTGGGTAATGCCCCATTTATTTTCAAAACCTTTTGCACCCAATCCGTGAAGGCCGGTGTTTCCACGATGGTGTTCTGGGCAAAGTGGCAAGACAGGGGATGTAGCCCGTTTAGTTCCATACCTACGCACATGATGGAGTTCTGCCGGCGTGCCTTCAATCCCAAAGACTTCGATACAGAGAATACATCCGAGTCTTGCAATCTTATCAAGTGACTTCTTTTCATCTTTAGTTGCCATCAGCCCATTCATACCATTGTTTGTAATACGCTTTAAAAGACTCCCAACCATTACCAATTAATATACACCCGCCTTGTGGCTGCACTAAATAAAAGTTTTGAATGTTTACACCATTGTCTGTGTCGCCACGAATAATCACAACAATAAAATCAGGCTTAGCTGCTAATGCTTGCAGCATATATTGTTGGCCTTTGCTTGAGTTTTCGTTAGGCCGCTTCCATTCCATTATTAAAAACTTGCCTTTTCTTTCAGCTATGCCATCTACATTACTAGGTGTAAAACCTGGTGAAGTAGGTAACAAGCCAACAAAATCCCCATAATCAATATGAGTAGGCTCAGTACGCATTAGCTTAGCCATTGTTTCCTAACTTGGTCATAAGTAGCAAATTCTAGTTTAATGGTTTCTTCTGCTAAATCATGCGCTATTTTGGTGGCTTTTTCGTACTGATTTTTAAGTGTTGCATTGTGATAGCACTTCAACAGCTTTTGTATGCGTAAATAGTTTTCAGAGTAGTCTGTCATTTTGTTAATCTTTCTATGTTTCTGTTGCTTGCTTCTTGAGTGCGCCATGCTTCAAAGCGCATCTTAGCTGCTTCTAACTGCCATCTAAGCGCCTCAGCTTGTTCCGTTGCAGCTCCAATAGCTTTGCATAAATCTTGGTACTCTTGACTGCGATAAGCCTCTCGCTCTTGGGCGCCCAGACTTTGTTCGTCTGTTTGCGCCATTTTAATCGCCTTAAGACTACTTTTAAAAGCCTCAAGCTCTGCCAATCTGCCCTTTGCAGCCGCATAATCTGGCGCTTTCTTGAAAATGAAGTCGATTGCGTCATTTGGGTCGTAGTCTTTCATTTTAAATTCATCCATAAGCCAATTTGAGCTGCTGCGTAACCTAACCATATAAATGCGTTAGATGGCGAGCCTTTGAAGTATTGAGCTAGACCTACTACTAAATATCCAAGCCCTGTTGCTGCGACAATGTATCTTTCAATATCCATTTGTTTGTTTCTCCCCTATTTCCTAATTCCCATTGCTCAACAAAATCTGCAATAGTTTGTTTGTCAAAATTGTATTTAGCTAAATATGCTCTAAATTTTTCTCTGCCCCATTCCTTTCTGTATTTAAGTAATTGCCTCACCTTGCATTGATGCTTGTATATTTCCATTCTTCTTAAACTTTTCTGAAATAATCTTAGGCACAGTTGTGTCCCAATTAATGCTATGGTGCAAGCGTTTATTGCTTTGACCCATTTGTCTTATTTTAACGCTAGACGGGTTATACAAAACAGTATAGAAACTTTTGACATAGGTGCCATAGTTTAAATAAATATCTGTCAAACCACCCGCATTTGACTGTGTTTGTTTCTGCTCTAGTCGTAATTGTGCAACAGTCATAAATAAATGACCTCTAAAACCAAAACTGCAATAAGCATTGACATCTTCGTTAATTCTACCTACAAATTGAAATGGCCTGTCAGTTGAGCATAAAAAACTATTCATTACTTTGCGTGAAATTTGACCATCTAAGAATGTTTTGCTTAAACCACTGCCTGCGCCACCAATAAAATCACCACCTTGCGCCATGCAAATTGAAGTAAATGGTGTTGACTTGTAAAACTTCAGCATAATTGCAAAAATTTTGTCTAAATTGTTAACATATTTGTTAGTCACATATTTGCGCTCATTTGTGAATGACCAACGAAAGTCTGTGTAGTCATCGTCTAACACCATGAAGTATTTGCAGCCAATACCTTTAGCTAAGTCAAAAACAGCGTTTCTAGCGTAAACAACAGCACGCTTGTCTGTAAAGTTGTCCCCTACATCAAAAGTCTTGGCCACCTCGTTTTTAGAAAATTTTAAAACTTCGTCTGCATAAGACTTGACATATTCGCTATGCGTCTTATCTTCGTCATCTAAAACAAGGTAAATTTTGCCTGTATAACCTTTTTCACGCAGCGTTTTGTAAGTAAATACTCTGTCAGGTCGTGCATGGGTCAGAATAAAAACACAAAAATTATCCATTTTGCTCATCCAAGTAAGCATTAGACAATTCATTGTTTAGCGTTGCAAACCCGTTTTCAATAGCTTTGTCAAAATCTACAATGACTAATGCTGACTGTTCCATTAAGTCTTGCATCTCTGCGCTTGAGTGTGCGTAGTAGTCTGCAATCTTTGAAAAATTAAAAACAATATGACGCTGTGCAGCATAAATAAGAAATTTTTTATCTTCTGTTGACACATTTGACTCGTTTATGCGTTTAATCATTTGCATAGACTTCATGTGGTCAAATAACTCATATACGCTTGGTTTTTGATATTGAGGCACATAAACAGGCACAGACACTTTTTTAGTGTATGCAGACTCAATGAGTGCTTCTTCGTTACTGTCAAATATGTCTAATGTTGGCTGCTTAAACACGATTAATCCCCTTTTCTCGCTGCGTAATAATAAACTGCTTCATGTCGTAGTAGCTGTTAAATCTTGCTTGTTTTGGGTCTTTGCCACATTCATGCTCGTAAGCGTGCATGATTTGTTCGTTTGTGCCTAAAGGTAATTCTTTTGCTTTTTGCTCTGCTTGTTGCGCCCATGAAGCCTCAAAAGAGCGCCAGCCTTTAAACATAATTAACTCTAAAACATCAGTAAGAGGCATTTTTGCTTTCTCTGCTTCAGTTACTAGACGCTTTGTAATTCTGTCTGTGATAGGTGCCTTAAGACGCTTTCTGTAAGCCAAAAATTCATACCATAAATCATCAGACACGCCTTCAGGCGTAATAGTCTTTATATGGTTCTTGGTTAATGGTTCTTGGTTCTTGGTTGGCATTGGCTTAGCATTAGGGGGGCTATCGCCACCCTTTGACCATCTTATAGCTGCGCCTTTGCGACCCCCATTCTGCATAGCATGATATTTAGCAATTTCTTTGTCTGCTCTTGTGTTGTGCCATTCATTGTCAATAAATTCAAAAAACTCATTAAGCAACAAATCTACTGTTTCAGAGTTTGACTTAACTTTTCGTGCAAGCATTGTCAATTCATGTGGAAATGGCGCTTCAGTTTGATAGTAAAGGTCAATCAAGCGTCTATATGCTAAATCTTCTGCATCGCTTAAATGACTGGTATGACTTATGTAGTCACCAATATGAAATGGGTAAAAATTCATGTTTAATTAGAATTTCTGTGGTAATGATTTTTAGGGTTATTCAACATTGCTTTAATAAGCTCATCCATATTAAAAAACCATTGAATTTGTTTCATGCCATCATGCGTATAAATAGTAAAACTCATTGCATAACTCTAGGCGACATTGGTGTTGTTGGACTTGGCGGCACAGTATAACTTGGTGTGCCAACAACAGTGGTGCCGTTTGAGTTTTGTATAACAATTTGATTAGGATATAGCGTAGCAGTCTGCGTTGTGTAACCTTGTGGATTTACAAATTGCGCTGTATTGCCGTTAATTTGGACTGTGCCTTGGCTGTAGCCACGACTGTCAGTCAGTTGAATAGTCTGCGCTTTAGCTGGTATGCCATAAGCAAACATAGCACCTAAAACCGCGCCCAATAAACAAGCTCCTAAAAAGTCTTTCATGTTGTGTACCCCTGTGTTTGTAGTATTAATTTTTCGTTTGGCGCTTTAATGATTTTTGCTGTAAACTCTGTGCCATAAGCAAACGGCAAAGCGTTAGCCATCATGTTTTTAGCTTTTTCTTCAGTAAGATTAAAGCCATCTTCAACCCAAGTTTCTGCGACTTCAAACTCTACAACCCATTTAAATGTTTTCATTAAATTCCCCTTTAAGTTAAACAGCCCAGTCAGTTTCGCCTACTTTTTAAGTTATTTTCTTGACCTAGGTCAATTTTTTGAAAAATAATTTAATCTTCGTTTTGGTCGCCAAATGCGTTGCTTTTTGGCAACAGCTCTGGCCATATCAAATAAAAGTTTTTAGGAAATAAATCTTGGCGAGTAACAAGTCCGTGGCTTGCTTCTTCTATTCTTGCGCCTAACAGCATATATTTATCTGCGGGTATGCCTCTAATGCGCCAATTAGAAACTGCTGCTGAGTCAACCTTACACATTCTTGCTACTTTTGCAGTACCACCTAAAAGGTCAATAATTGCGCTATCTGTGAGTTTTAATTGTTTGTCCATTCACAGAGTTTAACCTATATGTTGTTTATTTGCATAACTTTAACTTTTTTAATTTACCTGTGTTAACATTTAACCTATAGCAATTTCGCTATGTATCTAAGGGGAATTTAGATGGGTGAATTAAACCAATTAATGCTTGAGCATGAAGAATTTTTAGAAGAAGCACTTGACTGCATGGAGTATGGTGGCGAGCTGCTTACACAAGAGCAAGTTGACTGTATTCGTCAAGCGTGTGGCAAACCTAATCGTTGGAAACAACGCAATAATCATGTAAACCCGTTATTGCGTGATGTTATCAATGATTTTGGCACAATTTTTGGGGGTGCAAAATGATTAATCAATCAGAAAGTATTGCAAATTTAACAGTAGCTTTGTCTTATGTGCAGGGCAAAATGTCCCATGCAATTAAAGACTCTGCTAATCCATTCTTTAAATCTAAATATGCTGACTTAGAGTCAGTATGGGGCGCCTGTCGTGACTTGCTTTCAGCGCATGGCATAGCAATTATGCAGTTTCCTGGATTGTATTCAGAATTAGACAAGTCTATGTCATTGACTACAATTATCAGCCACAAGTCTGGCGAATGGATGAGTCAAGAGATGTCAGTACCAGTTACTAAAGCAGACGCACAAGGCGCAGGCTCTGCAATAACCTATATGCGTAGGTACGCATTAGCAGCAGTAGTAGGTGTAGTGCAAGCAGATGATGATGGCAACGCTGCAAGTAATCCAGCAAGCAAACCAGTAAACAAACCAGTAGTTAAATCAATCGAAATTTAAGGGGTATGAAATGGCTTATGTTCCAAAAGAAGGTAGTGGCTCACTATTCAAAAATGACCGCAAAACAAGTGAAACTCATCCTGATTATTCGGGCACAATTATGGTTAATGGAAAAGAGCATTGGCTTTCAGCGTGGGTTAAAGAAGGCCAAAAAGGCAAGTTTTTCAGCGTTTCAATAGGTAAAGAAAAGCTACCTAAGGGCTTTACTGAAGCGGGCAGCAATGAGTTGCCTAAGAATACACTTGAAGATGATGTACCATTCTAGGAGCTAACATGAATAACGCAATTAGTAGCCTACTAGCAGAAAAGAGTAATTTGATTATGGAGCAATTTAATGTTGATGAAGAAAGACAATTAATTGCTTTTGAGCCTAAAGACTTAAATGATGTTATTAATTGCGTTATTGAGCGTTGTGCTGAGTGCTGTCTAAGCGATGAAGATAGACGAGCAATTTTAAAAATGTGTATTTAATTACACATTATGCAAATAAGGGGAAATTTATGTCAGAGCATTGGTATTGCGCCCAAACCGGGCAAACACGCTATACAACCATTGGTAAAAACGGCAAAGAAAGAAGCACAACACTCAGGGACGCAAAAGCAAACCCTGGTACACTTGTCCCAAGCGTTACAACAATTATTGGCCAATTATCAAAGCCAGGCCTTGATACATGGAAGCAGAGCCAAGCACTACTCGCAGCAGCAGACAATCCTAGAGGATTACAAGAGTCTGAAAAAGAATATGTTGATAGAATTTTATATTTAGCAAAAGCTAAATCAAGAGAAGCGGCAGACAGAGGAAGTCTTATACATGATTTCTTAGAGTCTTTTTACAGTCAAGAGTATTTGCCTGATATGCCTAGCTATGTGCGTACAGTAGATGACGCAATTACAGCGCATTTTGGCGCCCAATTATGGATTGCAGAGCAAAGTCTAGTCAATCAAGAGGGCTATGGTGGCAAATGCGATTTATATTGCAAATCAAAGCATGACTTTAGTGGTGTAGTCATTGACTTTAAAACGACTGAAAAGACGCCTGGTGACATTAAGCCATACGATGAGCATATCATGCAGCTCGCAGCCTACAGAGAGGTCCTAGCACCCACCGCACGCTGCGCCAATGTATATATTAATGGCACTACAGGTGAAGTAGCAATTTGTGAGCATAGCGAGCAAGATGTCAGAAATGCTTATGAAATGTTTTTACACTTGTTAAGCGTCTTTAAACTAAAAACTGATTTAAACTAAACAACGGGGGCTGAGGAGATTTCCCCTTTCTTCTACCATGTATGTCCGTGCATACCAGCCCCCACCTCATTTAAGGGTGTCAAGCCGCCAATGTAGGATGCAGTAATTGGGTAATTTTGCGGCTTTCTGACCCATTGTTAGCAACTGCCAAATACAGCCCTAATACTTTTTCTTACAAAATTTCCCGTTCGGGAATATTTTTGGTTTTTTGCACACTTTTTACGCAGAATTGCCCGTTTGGGAAACTTTTTTGTAACCTAAAGGTATATATTTTGTATATACATTGCTACCTATATGTATAAAAAACCACAAAAAATGTGCATGAAATTTTAATAAATTATTTTTCATTTTCTTGACCTAGGTCAATTTTTTAACTCAAAAACTGGGTTAAATTACATCCATGGCAGCAATTTTGCTGTTTAACAAGGGGAAACAAAATGAATAAATTTGAAACACGCCAAGTAGAAGCTGCTAAAACTATGCTTGTCAATGGTTTAGCTGATTACGCTGCAAATTCTTTAGCTTATTTGACAAGAGTTACAAAAAAAGAAACAACTCGTCAAGAAATTATTAAATTAATTGTTGAATTGGATTTAGGCAAATTTTTAGAAATTCGCAACAATGTTTTAGTTTCTAAAGTTGAAGCAGGCACCAATGAATGGTACCCAACTTCACAAGCCAGCTCTGTAATTAACAATTTTTTAAACGCATAAGGGGAATAACATGGACTTACAAATGACTTCAGTATATTTAGGCGACACATTACTTGATGTAGATTTCTACATGATTGAGCCAGAAGATGACATTGGCTACACAGGCGATGTAGAAATTGAAGATGTGCGTATTGCTAACACAGACATTAGCGTATTAGAGATGATTATTGCGCTAGACTGGGACAAATTTCAAAAACAAGTAGAGGCGAATGTATGAATATCAAACTATCAGTAGAGCAACAAAAGCGTTTAAAAGCAGCGTCAAGCGGTATATATGGCGATTTGCGTGACAAAATGTCAGATGACCTTGTTGACGCAACATCTAAAAGAATTGATGAAGTTTTGTTTGAGCTGCACAATGAGTCACCTGAAGCATTTTCTACTTTTGCTTATAAAAATCAACAAGGTAGAGTCATGTTTAGTAAGTTATCCAAGTATTGATGGATACTTACATTCGCAGAGTTTTTGAGGGCGAATCCCCATGCGACAGGTGCGACCAACAAGATGACTGTAAAGAGTTTGAGTTGGCTTGCAGCGCATTTAGCTACTATGTGCTTCATGGGACTTTTCACGAGCATACGCCAAGGTATGCTACGCACAGACTGTTTAATAAAATTTTTAAAGAAGATGACAAAGCACTTAAAAACTATTTAAAGTCTGTTAGAGCTAGAGAGGAAATGGGAATACATGACTTATTTGAAGAATGATATGTTTAAGTTGGCAGGTCAAATAGACAATGTTTTGAAGATTAGCGGTACTACTTTAGATGCTAAAAGACGCATTGTTGCTAACTTTAATCCTTTATTTTATGCGTTTGGCTATAAATTGCAGCAAAAACCTTGGTTAACTTATGAGGAAATGTATGGACATCAGAGTTGAAATTGTAAAAGAGCATAAAGACGGGTCAGCAGACGCATTAGTGCATTTTGACAAAGCAGGCTTAGAAATTCTTGTGCAATATGGAATATTAGCTATGCTTAAACAAGCTATTGATGAATATAAAGTACCAGCAAAAAAGGTTAAAAAATGACTATTTTTATGACTGCTATGGCATTAAGCGGAATGATAGCGTGGGCAATAATCATTGTAATTATTGTTTTAATTCACATGGAGAGCAAATAATGGATAACGACTACATTTACACGCCCGTTGGTACAGACATTACTATTCGTTGGAAATTGCATGGATATGTGCCACCATCAGAATTGCCTGAGTATTTAGCTAAATGGAAGTATTACCAAGAATTGCCATTACGCAAACTTGATGACCATGCTAAAAAAGAGTACGAATTAGTAATGAAAAAAGCTAAAGTAATGCGTATTTGTTAGCCGTTTTTAGTCATATTCAAGGCTTCGTCTTCTTCTTTATCCACTCTAGCAAGCCAGCCTTTACCAAATATAGGAAAAGTCTTTAATGACTTGTAATATTCCCGTCTAGCTTCAGAGAATTTTGCGACAAGATTTGCGCCATTGCTGGATGAAATAAGGTCTCTTGTTTTTGGGCCAACAACGCCATCAGGTACGCAGCCAATAGACTGCTGAAGCAGCTTAACGCTTCTTCCTGGCCCTGCGTTAACTCCCATTGAAAAGACAACAAAATCGAGTCCTCTAGGTAATACTTCACAGTAACAAGGTCTCCAGTATTTTAATTCGTATAAGGGGGCTACATCGGCTTTGGTGAGTTTTTTAAGGTTATCTACAGCATGACCTACATATTCTTCCCAAACTCGCTTGGTGACCCCTAAATTTGTCTCACCGCCTGGGTCTGCTGGGTTGTTTACCCAACCACCTTCAGATTTCAACACCAAGTCTAAACATTCTTCAAAATTACTTGGCATTTTTCATTTCCATAATTTTTTCTGCTGTGCGACCACCAAAATAGGCTAAAAACACTATTTGACCCCATTGACCTAATAACTGCACATAAGACTCAGTAGCGTTAAAACCAAAAGCTGACATCATTGCAAATAAGAAATAGCCTGCAAAAATAGCAATTAAAGCCATTGGGCGAATGTTTTTAGATAACCAAGAATCAGAAGCCATGTCTGATTCCCAACGCTTAGTAATTTCTTGCTGCTCTGCGGTATCTGCTGCAATTCTGGCTAATTCGCCATTCTGTTGCATTTCTAATAATTTAAGTTTAGCTTGCTCTGCTTGAGCAGGGTCAGGAAAGACTTTATCTAAAATCTTGCTACCAATGTCTAGTAATGCGCCTAATGGAAACATTAAAAAGCTCCTAAGATAAATTTAAGCCACAAAGTAACGATTAAAGCAGCAACAAAACACCATATTTGCACTCGCCTTACTGCTTTTAAGTCGTGTTGGAATTCTTCGTTGTCTTTGCGCTGCATATTTTCAATGTCTAGTTTTATTTTTAATACTGATTCCCACTCTTTAGCGCCATATTTTCTTACAAAGTCTATTTTTAACTTGGCTTCTTCGTCACTTATTTGTTTTTTATGTTGCCATGCTTGTAAAGCCTTAATTAATGCACGCTCTTTTTTTAACTCTGCTTCTCGTCTTTGCCTGAGTCTTTCTTGGGCTTGTTTGTTAGCAACATCTGCGCCATCTCGCTGTATGTTTTCGATAGATTTAGATAGGCTTTTACTTGCATCCCTACTAGCATCAAGTCCACTTGAAAGCCCTTTAATGCTTTCTGAAATGCCGAATGGGTCTGCCACATTCTTAACCCACCTTAATATGACCTACGCCAGCTAAATAAGTAACAACACCTATTGCTGCAACACCTACAAACCAAAAAAACTTAGTTACAACTGACCTACCGACAGAGGTATAGACATTCTCAATAACTCTTTCAGTCACTTTTTCAACAATATCTTCTATTTCTTTGTCGGTTAGGTTAGGCATGATTATGCTTTCTTTCGTACAGTTTTCTTAGCTGCTGGTTTTTTGGCAACAGGTTTTTTAACAACAGGCTTAGGTGTTTCAGCAATTTCAATTTTAGGTTGAAAACCAAACTTATCCAATATCCATGTAAATGTAAAATTCATTGCACCACCTCATCTACTTTAGCAAGTGACTCACGCAACATAGTTAAAAATGCTTGTTTGCCAACATTAAGCTGGTCAAGGTTAAATTGTGATGAGCCAATTTTGCGGTCAAGGTCAATTAAATGATTAACCATAGACTGCTGCTCTGGCTTCATATCTTCAAAAGCGTACTCTACATCGTCAATCGTGACTTGGTTTTTCTTTATGTTTTCCATGTCATTTCTCCTAGTTGTGGTTAAAAAACTTATTTTACAGCGTCTTCAAATGGTGTTAAGTCGTAACCAGCATAGTAGTCACCTTTAGCAATTTGAATTTCAAGGTGTTCTTTATTGCGTTTAACTGTGTCAGCCCAATCTTCATCAGTCATATCTTCAGGCTTACCAGCGTTTAGTAAGTTTACGCTATCCATTGCGGCATCGTAACTGCGTTGTACTTCTTGTTCAAGTGTTAGTTCTAACATTATTTAGCTCCTAGTTGTGCTTCTAATGCGGTTACTTTTGCATTGAGTTCTTGGATTGCTTTTAACAATAAAAAAGGCAGTACTGAAGTTTTAACTTGTTTATATACATCACCGTTTTCTTGCTTAATTCCGTCTTGAACAAGATTTGGAAACACTTCCGCAACTTCTTGAGCAATCCAACCCAATTCTTTAGGTGTTCCGTCTGCATCTGTTTCCCAGTTGTATTTGACAACACGCAATTTAGCCAAATCATCTATGTATCCATCTCTAGCAGTTTCAATATTTTTCTTTAAATTTTGGTCTGATACTGTTCCGTATGTTCCGTTACCATAAATATAAAATTTATCATTACCGCCAGTATTGCAAACTAAATGGTAAGAAGAAGTATTGTTTGCATTTGTTTGCAACAAAGTATTTAATACACCAGCACCATTTGTATTGCTAGAATTTGAAAAAATAGTCATTCTGTAACTTGTTGTGCTAGTTACAAAATTATTTACTGCAGTAGTTGGAGTAGATGTTGTACCAACTAATAGCGCACCATTGTTATCAACAGTTACTCTAGGATTACCAGCACCATCAGATAACACAATGTAGTTACTTGATGTACGGATGTCTAAACCGCCATTGTTGCCTGAATAACCGCCAATAATAGTATTTCTACTACCAGTTGTAATTAAATTTCCTACATTGTATGAATCTGTTGGCCCAATAAATGTATTAGCATTACCAGTAGTAAGTGAATTACCAGCACCATATCCAATTAAAGTATTACCGCCACCAGTTGTTAAAGCATATCCAGCTTGATAACCTACTGCGGTGTTATTAGATGCGGTGGTGTTGGAATATAAAGCAGAATGTCCTAATGCAACATTAAAATTGCCTGATGAATTTTTAAATAATGAAGTAAATCCAAAAGCTGAATTGTAGTAACCAGTATTATTTGCTGGTGTACCATTTCCTTGAAATGCAGCCGTTCCTACAGCGGTATTTTGATTTCCTGTTTGTTGATAATATGCGGTTTCATAACCAATATACATATTATCGCCAGCGGTAGTATTGTTAAGACCAGCATCTTTTCCAATAAAAGTGCCATCACTTCCAGTATTGTAGTATCCAGCCCTATATCCTATAGCAATATTGCCAACTCCTACGGTATTACTATACCCAGCTTGATAACCTACTGCTGTTTGAAGAGATGCGGTGGTGTTTGAGAACAAGGCTTCTTGTCCTAAACCTACATTGGCTGAGCCTGTAGTGTTGGAGTAAAGTGAGTGATAACCCAAACTGGAATTATTAGCACCAGTTGTATTTGAGAATGACGATTTATGCCCAATAGCGGTATTAAAACTAGCTGTTGTATTTGCTCCAAGTGCCTGTCTACCAACTGCTACAAGGTAATTTCCTGTGGTATTTGTGTACAAAGCTCTGTATGAACCAATTGCAGTTATATCATCGCCAGTAGTATTTGAAGCTAAAGTTTGATAACCAACAGCTAAAACAGAACCAGAATTTGATGCGGCTAAAGCCCCATTCCCTATTGCCGTTGCAAAAGCATTAGCACCACCACCCTTACCAACAGTAAGACCTGATATAGAAGCATCATTAGCTAAAGTTAATGTAGTGCCGTTAAATGTCATATTGGCAGAACCAACTACTAAGCCACTAGAGTTATAAAGGACTTGAGTAGTTGTGGAAGAACCTACGCCACCTTTAGTGCCAATAACTTGCACTACGCCAGCAGAATCTTTGTAGAATAATTTGCCGTCAGCAGTATTAATAGCTAATTCGCCAGCAACTAAGTTACCAGCCGTAGGGACATTGGTAGCTGTAGAAGAATAATAAAT